GTTCCACAAGAGACCCCCACTGAAAAGGGGGGTAAGAAGAAAAAAAGTAAGAAAAATCAGGTAGAACCCCTATAAAATGGAGGGCACTGACTTAAAAAAGTTTCTTTTTAAGATTGATACACCTACTTATATTGGGTATATTTCCCATTACATTCTAAAACGCTCATTGGATGAGACACAAGAATTAATTGATAAGTTGGTCGACGAGGGACTTGTTGGGGAATCTGAATGGGTAAAAAAATACTATTACTACAAAAATGAAAACGAAAATAAAACTTGAATATGTGTGGTTGGATGGTTACCAACCTGAACCAAACCTTAGAAGTAAGGTAAAGGTCATTGACCTTGACCACACCAATAAATTGATTCTTTCGGATTGTCCTGAATGGTCCTTTGATGGTTCTTCAACCCAACAAGCCGACGGACATTTTTCCGACTGCATTTTGAAACCCGTTCGTATTTATCCGAACTTCCTGAACAAAGGGTACCTTTCATCTTACTTTGTAATGTGTGAGGTTATGAACCCTGATGAAACACCCCATAAGTCCAATACCCGAGCAATTGTGGGTGACGAGCAAGAAGACCTATGGTTTGGGTTTGAACAAGAGTATACCATCATAGAAGATGGACGACCACTTGGATTTCCCAAGAACGGTTACCCTGCTCCTCAAGGTAGATATTACTGTGGAGTTGGAACCAACCAAGTCAATGGACGTGAGTTTGTGGACGAACACATGGAGATGTGTATCAAAGCAGGGATTGACATCACTGGTACCAATGCTGAGGTACTTTTAGGTCAGTGGGAATACCAAGTGTTCAGTAAGGGAAAACTAAAGGCTGGTGACGACCTATGGATGTCTCGTTACATCCTTCAACAACTTAGCGAAGAAAAAGGATACGAGATTGAGTTCCACCCCAAACCAGTTCAAGGTGACTGGAATGGTTCGGGACTTCACTGTAACTTCTCCAACGATAAGATGAGAGACGAAGGTGGTGAGGATTACTTCAAAAACATCTTCCGTTCCTTCGAATCCCGTCACCAAGAACACATTAAGAATTACGGTTCAGACAATTACTTACGTCTAACTGGTAAACACGAGACTCAGTCAATCGACAAGTTCAGTTGGGGAGTTTCTGATAGGGGGTCTTCCATTCGTGTACCGCTAGCTACGGCGAAAGAGTGGAAAGGGTACGTTGAGGACCGTAGACCAGCGTCGAATGGAGACCCCTACAAAATTGTAAAAGTTATCGCAGATGCTCTGGACTTTGCCTTACATTTGGATAAAATTAACTATAACATGACTGTTAAGGTTGACGTGGAGAAAGCGAAAGAAGCTCTTGCTTACCTTGGGGGACATGATTATGATGAAGAAGAAAGAACTATCGATAACATCGGAAAAGAGTAATGGGAAAACCTTATTTTGAGCAACGGCTCACGTACACATCTGACGGTCGTCTTATGGACGAGAATGGAAACGCTATCATGATGGAGTGGGAGAGACCCATCATGGAGAAAAGTGCGGAGATTGTCTGCCGAAATAAGGGAAGAGTTCTGAACGTTGGGTTTGGGATGGGTTTGATTGATTCGTTTATTCAAACTCATGGTGTCGATGAACATTGGATTATCGAACCTCATCTTGATGTCTTCACCAAAATGATGGACGACGGATGGCACCTCAAACCCAACGTCAGGATTCTACATGGAGACTGGCAGTGGTTCATGAAATACCTCCCTAAGTTTGATGGGATTTACATCGACACTTGGGCTGAGGAGATTTGGGATTTCCAACGAAACGTTCCAAACATGCTTAAACCCGATGGCATCTTTTCTTTCTTCAATAACCCAAGAGGTGATGAGAATGGAATTCATATGACCAAAACTGAGTTTGACATTCTAACTCCGATTTGTAATATTGAATATGAAACCATGGAAATCCCTTCTATTGATGGACCTGAGCGTCAAACAACCAACGGAGGTTTCTATTGGCATTCTGAATGGAGAACTTATTATTGTCCAATTCTAACACTAAAATAAAATGTCAGAACCTACATCTACTTACGAGTTCGTAAATCACCCTAATCATTATGGCGGAGAAACAAACACATATGAAGTCATCAAAATTATCGAAGCTTTGGAGATGGATTTTCATCTCGGTAATACTTTTAAGTACATCGCTAGGGCTGGTAAAAAAGAAACAGACAGAGAAATCCAAGACCTAAAGAAAGCCCTTTGGTACTTGGAAAGAAAAATTCAACTACTTGAGAACAAATGATATTTTACCTATTGATGGGTATTCTTGTATCATGGTTCATGGATTGGTTGACTTTTAATACCCCCTATCAACTCACTAACTGGGAAAGATTTCTCATGGCTCTGATTTGGCCCTTGATGTTTATCTTTGTCGTTGTGAAATTTATAAAAGAATTTATTAATAATGAATGAAGATTATATCGGTAAAGTCGTCAATGGTGACTGTATCGAAGTTATGAAGACCATGGAAGAAGGTTCTGTGGATTTGATTGTTACCTCACCACCCTATGGTGTTGGTATCGATTATGATGTCCACGAAGATGATATGGTTTGGGAGGAATATGTAAAATTTACATATTCGTGGATGGAACAAGCATACCGAGTCCTTAAAGACGACGGAAGGATTGCCTTGAACATCCCCTATGAGATTAACCGTCAAGCTAAGGGAGGTCGTATCTTTATGGTCTCTGAGATTTGGCAGATTATGAAGAAAATTGGTTACAAGTTCTTCGGGGTTGTTGACTTGGAAGAAGAGTCTCCACACAGAAGTCGTACCACAGCTTGGGGGTCTTGGATGAGTCCATCTGCCCCGTACATCTACAATCCAAAGGAATGTGTCATCTTGGCTTACAAGAAGAACCACATCAAGAAAGTTAAGGGTGAACCTGAGTGGGTTGGTGAACTTGGGGAACGTGAGGACAAGAATGGTGTTATGAAACCAAAGACTTTCTACACTGAGGAACAAAAACGTGAGTTCATTGATTTGGTATTTGGTCAGTGGCATTACTTTGCCGATACAAGGAGTCTTACCAAGGCAACCTTCTCAATGGATATTCCGACTAAGGCAATCAAAATCTTGACCTACAAGAATGACTTGGTGTTGGACCCATTTGCTGGCTCGGGTACCTCGATGGTTGCTGCCGAGACTCTTAATCGTCGTTGGATTGGTATTGAACTTAGTCCAAACTACTGCAAGGTTGCCAATGAAAGGGTTGGGTTTTTTGTTCAACAGAAACGTCAACAAGTGTTGGATTTTAAAAAAGAAGAAGAGTAGATTGTTGAAAACTATGTCATCAAAAAATTTGACTGGTCGGTTTTTTATTTGTATTTTTACACTTTAAAACCCTTTTTACTATGACAAGTATTGATATTGTTAACCTCGTTGGTTGGTCGGTTATGCTCGTTGCTTGGGTCACCAAATGGTACCTCACTCGCAAAGAAAATAGAATGTCTGAACAACTTGACGAAAAAATTCTCGTGGCAAAAACACCTGAGGAAATTAACCAAGTGGAAAGAATTTTCATTGAACTTCACGACAAACGTTTCGGACTCACAGGTTCTTATGGAATTTTTATTTTGTTTATGGTCTTCGGACTTGGTTTGTTCATCTCTAACCTTATTCATTTAATCGCAAAATAAAATGACAATACTGCCCCCATCTTAAGATGGGGGTTTTTTTATTCAGGAGATTTTTTGTATCTTTGTCGTATGAACTTAGAGACTTTACATCGGTACTATGAAGATGGGTTGTTGTACAAACAAACTCACCCAACCCTTCCATTGACTATATGGAACTACACTGAAAAGGTTCAGTATGAGGGACTGTGGGACGAGGTGACTCTGCAATGTCGAGGTTTAATTACTGAAGATACTACCGGTACGATTTTGGTTCGCCCTTTCAATAAGTTCTTTAATTACGAGGAGGTTGTTGGAAAGGGTATGATACCTACAAAAGGTGACTATGTGTACATCCAAGAAAAGATGGATGGGTCCTTGGGTATTCTTTTCAACTACAAAGATGAATGGATTATGGCAACTCGTGGTTCATTTACCTCTGAACAAGCCATAAAAGGTCTTGAGATTGTTA